AGATGATTCATGGGTAAATGTGAGATATGCCAACTAGCAGCAACCAAAAGAAGTTTGGAGCAACGGCAAATCAAAAAGGGTTTGCTAACACGGCAGACCAACGGACTTTTGCCAATACTGTTGTAGCTAGTACAGTAGGTACGTTAATACCACAGATACCAGATGGAATTAGAATCATTCAAAGCGGTGGTTATAGAGTTATTCAAAGTGGGGATTATAGAATCATAAATGGCTAGTTTTAAGATAACAGATTTAACCGAGTTGACTGGTGGCAGCGTTGCTGATACTGATGTTCTGGAGATTGTTGACCTGGATGCGGACCAGAGCAAAAAGGTAACGATTGCGAGTCTTAAAACTGTATTTAGCGCATCTGAGGGTTCATCCTACACGGGTGGCACGGCAAACGGCATCATGTTTAATGATGGGAATACGTTTGCGACAAGTGCTAATTTATCATGGAATGGATCTGAACTTAATGTTAATGTAGGTAATGGTTTCAAGGTTAAGGCATGGTCTATTTCAGGTTCTTATGGGGCTATCGCAAACAACTCAGGTTTTGAAATGATGCGTTGGCTCGGTTCTGCATTATACATCAACTATTCAGACCCACTAAGATTTACATTTAACGACTCAGAAAGGGGTAGATTTTCTAACACAGGTTTCTCAGTAGGAACAACATCAAGTGATGCTAGGTTTCATTTAGCCGCAGTAACAGACGAAGTTGCCCAACGCATAGACCTATCCAACGGACAAACAGCCGACGCATTCCAGATCAACTCTTTTGGCAATACTGGAGGGGATTTGTTTAAGGTTGATGCAGATGGTAACGTAGGCATAGGAACAACAAGTCCAGTAACCCCATTCCACATACACGCAGACCCAGCAGTAAACGGTTTATTTGCAGCAGATTTGGTGTCAAGTATTTCGGGGACACAGAACCTTTTTAGATTCGGGACAAACGGGTTTACAAGTACAATTTTTGCAGTAAAAGCAACCGCAAGCGTCGTTAGTTTTTCGTCATGGGACAATAATAATGTCATTGTACTAAACAACTCAGGCAACGTAGGCATAGGAGCAACAAGCATAGATGCTAGTGCCAAGTTTCAAATTGATAGCACAACACAAGGTGCATTGTTGCCACGAATGACAACAACACAAAGAGATGCAATTCCAAGCCCTGCAACGGGTTTATTAATATTTAACACAACAACCAAGAAGCTAGATTATTATTCTGGCACGGCTTGGGGACAAGTATAAAAAAGATGATAGAATTTTTAGCAACAGTAAAAACAAAAAGCGAGGTTTTAGTCGACGCCAAGACTGGCGAACAAGCAATCCTACACAATGGGATATTCAATGCAACTTACACCGATAGCGGATTAATCGTGAAGGGTGCGTATTATTATTTAGTTCTTGCAAAAGATGAGAACGGTGATGTAATCCAAGACGAGGATAGTAACGACACATACACTCAGGTCATCTTGAATTGGAATAGCAGTAAGTCATTGTCATGGGCGGAGGTGAATGCTCTTTATGCAACATTGGATATTAACTATCCAACCAATCCGACACAAGAGGACATAGTGAAAGCTAATTTAACGGCTGGCTTGCTTTATTTAACTCAGCAAGATGCACAATATGGCACAACCGCAAATGATTGGGAGGTATGATAACGACAACGGATAAGCAAAAAAAGACTTTAAAAGGGCTAGAAAAGCAACTAGCGGAACTGCAAGCAAAAGCGAACCAGATAAACGGTGTGCGATCTGCTTACATTACCGCAATACTAGAGGGTGCAGATGTCGATTCGGATAAGCAATACGAATTGGATAAAAGCTACAATCTAGTAGAGAAAGAAGAAGAAAAAGAGTAATGAAGATACTAGGGCTAGAAATCACGAGAGCAGAAAAAAGGCAAGCAAGCCAACTTAATCCATATTACAATAGTTTTTATGGGTACGGGTTTGGTACGTCGTCAGTTGATATTGATTCAGTCAGCGGCATCGCAAGTTGGAATAGATGTTCTCAGATTCTAGCTGGTACTATTTCAGGACTCCCAAAACACTTGGTAGAGACAACCGACAACGATAGAAAGACAATATACGATAATCCTAGTGTTCCGTTGATTACTGACATGGCTAATCAGAATATGAATAGCTACAACTGGCACGAGTACATGATGCAGAGTGTAATTAATTACGGCAACGGTTACAGTCTAATACGACGTAATGCACAATATCAACCTATTGGGCTTTCAATAGTACACCCAGATAACGTTACGGTATACGTATATGATGATGCGGTAGTTTATGAGGTACAATATCAAGAAAAAGGAACTATCAAGGTGCTTTATGAAGATATGTATCACATTAAGGGTCTAAGTCACAACGGGTATGTTGGTATCAACCCAATTCAAGCCTATAAAAATCAACTTGGTGCTACTATATCAGCCCAGAAATACGGTAAAAATAGCTATGATAAAGGGTTTTTGAGTAGTGGTTATTTGGAGTTAGAAGGCAGTCTGAACGAGGAAACTAAGCGAAATCTGCGAGAAAATTGGGCAAATGTTAGTTTGGGTGCTGACAATATGGGGACTCCAGTACTTGACAAAGGTCAAAAGTATGTCCCATTAAAGATGAACCATCAGGATGCACAATACCTAGATGACAGAAAGTTTCAGAAAGCGGAAATAGCTACAATGTTGGGTGTGCCTACTCACTTAGTGAATGAGATGGGTGATGCTAAGTACAACAACGTTGAAAATACGAACACTCAATTTGTACAGTACACGATTATGAACTATGTACACAAATTTGAGGAAGAAAATAAAAAGCTACTTCGAGAGGATCAACGCATGAGATACAAATGGCGTTATGACGTTAATGGTTTGATGCGAGGAGATATGGCCGCACGTGGTGAGTTCTACGCAAAAGGCATTCAAAACAGTTGGTTGAAGCCTAGCGAAGCTAGAAATATGGAAGATTTACAAGGTGGTATTGATGACTACCTATTGAGTATAAATAACCAAGTACCTTTTGGGGAAAGAGAAGATTATAAACCTAATAATAAAGGGGCAAATGAGTAATACAGAAAAAAGAGCTTTTGAAAGCTCAATAGAAATACGAATGAATGAGGATGGCACGGAAAGCCGTACAATTACTGGCTATGGTGCAGTATTCAACAAATGGTCTAGTAATTTAGGCTGGTTTAGAGAAAAAATGGATCGAACTGCATTTGACAATGTAGATATGTCAGGTGTGATTGCGACATTCAACCATGACTTTAACAACGTTTTAGCACGTTCAGACTCCGATACTTTACGGTTGTCGGTTGACGATTACGGTCTAAGATACGAGTTTGAAGCACCTAACACAACGGCTGGCAATGACTTGTTAGAAAATGTGAGAGTTGGTAATGTAAAGGGTTCTAGTTTCATGTTTACTGTAGCTGATAGCGGCACGGAATGGAGAAAGGGCGAAGATGGAATGGATGAGCGTACTATTAAGCAAGTTGAAAGACTTATTGAGTTAGGTCCAGTAACAGTTCCAGCCTACCCAGATACAACGGTAGCAAAACGAGATTTAGAATCAGCGAAAGAAGCTGAGAAGAAAGAAGATATGTGTTCTGTGGTTGACACCGAGCGCAAATACAAACAATTAAGAGCGAAAATTTAAATGAAAAATTCAAAACAACTGCGTGAGGAGCGGTCTACAGTAGACTCTCAAATCACGGAATTACGCAAAAAATACGAAGGTTCAGAGATGACCGAAGCAGATGCTACGGAATTTGATAGCCTTGTTGAGCGTATGGAGACACTTTCTGACGACATTGAAAAGGCAGAAAAGAGAGAAGCAGCAATTAAAGATGTTGCAAGTCGACAAGGTCAAAACTTTAACCCAGCACAAGGTACTCAAGAAACTAGCAAAGATGAAAACACTATGCTACGTTCTTTCGACATGGGCAAAGCGGTTAGAGATTTGGCTAAAAAAGGACGTTTGGACGGAGCAGAAGCAGAATTGATTGGCGAAGGTGTTAGCGAAGCACGTGAAGCTGGTATTCAGTCTGGAGGTTTACGCATTGTAATCCCTAGCAAGTACACCGAAAAACGTACCGATAT